AAGGCAAGAAAGCAAACTTACCAGCAGTTCTTTACTTCCAACTTTCAAGATGTAATGCACATAGTGGGGCTAAGAACCGCAGAGAGTGTCCAGAGACTTTACGCAGTTTCTAAGCACAACGCCGCTACTTCGAACAAGCTCTATCCAATTTACGATTGGCAAGATTCAGATGTATGGAGATACATCAAAGAGCGAAACTTAAACTACCCAGTTGTTTATCAATACATGTATCAAACTGGTAGTAGCCGCCGAGACATGAGGATAAGTCAGTTCTTTTCTATTGATACCAGCAAGATCTTGGTAAAAATGGGCGAGTTCTATCCTGATCTAATGGAGAAGATTACTAAGCGCGAACCTAACGCCTATCTAGCTTCGCTCTATTGGGATTCAGAGCTGTTCCGCAGGAGTAAGTCCGTGAAGAAAAAAACGGATTCAGAGGATCTTGATCCTGAAGTGGATTACCGTGCAAAGGTTATAGAGTTCATCAACAACTTGGACAATCTCACAAGTAAGGTGCGAATAAGTAATGTTTCTTCAATAAGAAACCTTATACTGAAGTTTGGCATAGATGTTCATACGAAAGATTACAAGAGAATGTATGACGTGCTAGTTGCAGGAGATCCAAAAGATAGAACGATTCGTGCGCTGCAACTCGATCTCCACAAGAACGATTGGGACAGAAACGTAAATGACCGCAAAAGCTGAAACAAAAGATCTATTCGATCCCCTTACTAGGCTTCACTTCGTTGATCGAGAAAAGCTAAGGGCTAACGACTACAACCCGAACAAGGTTTCGGAAGAAAATCTCAAGCTGCTAACACAATCAATTCTTAGCAATGGCTGGACACTTCCGATTGTAGTTAGACCCGATTACACAATCATCGACGGATTCCACCGCTGGACTGTATCGGGCAGAGAGCCACTTCTGACGAAGCTTGGTGGCAAAGTTCCAGTAGTTGTAGTCGATCACAAAGATGGCGCTGCAAATGTCTACGGAACTATTACCCATAACAGAGCGCGTGGAACACATCTTCTTGAGCCAATGAAGGTTATCGTTCAAGGCTTACTAGATTCTGGTAAATCGCTTGATGAGATCTCTAAAGAAACGGGCATGAAGAAAGAAGAAGTATTTAGGCTATCTAACTTTAGTCGCGAAGATTTCTTGAACCTTATGATTGCCGACTCTACCGAATACAACAAAGCGAAGCACATAGCGAACTACTAAGGATCAGGATGAAAGCTACTGATCAGAAACTAGAGCGTTTGCTTACGGCTATAAAAGCTGGAACAGACTTAGATACTTCCGCCCACTACGCTGGGTTGAGCGTTCAAGAAGTGTATCGCTGGCTAGAGCTAGGCAAAATAGAGAATGACCGACGCAACGGTGACGAGAAAGCTGACGAGAGCTTAGATCCCGAAGTCAAGTTTTGGTTAGATCTCACTACCGCTAGAGCAGAAGCGATTGTGCGAAATGTTGCACAAATACAGCAAGCCGCTGCTAGCGGCGAATGGAAAGCAGCAGCTTGGTGGCTAGAGCGTGCGGTTCCAGAAAGCTATTCTGCTAAATCGGCAGAGAAAAGAGCAGAAGTAAACAAGGGTAATTCGGGTAGCGAAATTACAGGCAAGTAATGTTGCCAGAGCCGCACGAATCTTGGGCACCTACCTACTCAGTTCCGTCATACTCTGATCGAACAAGAGGCGAAGATGTTACAGACTTTGCTGCTTTACTTCTAAAGGCTTCGCGTGGGTTTAGAGCTGGTGAACCGCTAGAGTTTACCGATTGGCAGCGCTGGCTAATGGATCGCTTGCTAGAGGTAACACCCGAAACTGGATTGCTTAGGTATCGCAGAGCCATAATTGGACTCCCACGAAAAAACGGCAAGAGTTTATTGGGAACCGCGATTGCCCTAGAACACTTGATTCATGGACCCGAAGGCGCACAGGTATACTCAGCGGCTTCAGATCGCGCACAGGCAAGGATTGTGTTTGGCGAAGCTAGACAACAAGTGATTGATAACCCAACGCTCTCGAGGGTTGTAAAGGTTTATCGGGATGTAATCGAATACAAGGGAAGTATCTACCGCGCTCTATCCGCAGATGCAATGCGGGCACACGGCTTAGCTCCTTCGCTAGTAGTTGCAGATGAGTTACACGCTTGGCCTTCTAGTCCAAATAACAAGCGCGGTGATGAACTTTGGGAAGCACTAACTCAAGGATCTGCTGACCGACCAGAGTCTTTAGTTGTGGGAATTACAACTGCTGGTGGTAACTTCGATACCCTACTTGGTAATCTTTACAATCACGGCAAGAAGGTTGCTAATAGAGAGATTGACGATAAGCAGTTTGGCTTTTGGTGGTGGGAAGCTGATCAAGATGATGATCCCACTAAGTCGGAGATCTGGCAAAAAGCTAACCCTAATCTGGCAGAAGGATTGCTAGATAAAGCAGATTTTGAAGCTTCTATCTCCGCTGCTGGATCTAGCGGATTTGCTGGCTTTCAGAGATACCGGTTGAATCAATGGGTGCGACTAGCTGGTGAGGATTTTATCAGCCCCTATCATTGGCTTGAAGCGCGTAGAGATGAAGGAATACCAGAGGGCGCAGAGATCTGTGCAGGATTCGATGGTTCGGTTTCTGGTGACGCTACTGGATTAGTGGCGATTGATGTAAATACAGGAACTATGAAAGTGCTTGCTCTCTGGGAACCTGATCCAACTGATCCCGAATGGACAGTTGACCGAGATGATGTAAATGCAGCAATCGAACAAATGTTCGAAAAGTATCAAGTAAGAATGTTATGGGCTGATCCCAGCTTCTATGAGCCAGATGTTTTAGCTTGGTCAAAAAAGTGGCGAAGGAGAGTCGAGAGAATACCGCCGACTAACCACCGCATGGCACCTATGGCGCAACAGTTTTTAGCTGATGTAGTAGCGAAGGATCTTGGACACGATGGTGATCCAGCTTTGCAACGACACATTCTGAACGCGGTGGCTACTGATACAGGTAGCTTCAAAAAAGAAAAGAAGAACTCACCGAGAAAAGTTGATCTGCTAGCTTGTGCAATTTTAGCCAATGGCGCTAGACACGCAAGCACAGCTAGATCTAAGAGTGCAAAGAAAGCGATAATCCTATGATTTTATCCCCAGAGGAGCAAGAGATTGTTGAAGCTCTAAGCTACAAACTAAGGGGGCACCAGACTAAGAACATTCAGCTTGAATACTATTACGAGGGCAAGAGCAAGCTAAAGGATTTTAGGATCTCGATCCCACCACAGCTTGCTAACGCAGACACAGTAGTTGGATGGCCTGGAACTGTTGTCTCGGTGCTTGAGGAAAGACTAGACCTTGAGGGCTTTATCGCCCCAGAGGAGCTAGGACTGAACGAGATCTATCGTCAGAACAACCTTGATAGCGAATGCAGCTATGGTCACACAGATGCACTTATTTACGGCACAGGTTTTATCGTTATTGGCAAAGGCGAAGATGGTGAGCCTGATCCGCTGATTACTATTGAGTCACCTAACCGCATGACTGGCTTTTACGACATGAGGCTACGGCGTTTGTCTAGCGCTCTAATGATGAACTATGACAAGAACAGCAAGCCGCGTTCTGGGGTTCTCTACTTACCAAACGAAACCATAACTGTGTTCTACGAAAATGGTAGCTGGTATGAGATAGGTCGAGATGTCCACAACATGGGCAGAGTTCCTGTTGTTCCGCTAGTAAACAACCCAAGATCAAGCGATCCTACTGGGCGAAGCGAGATTACAAGAGCAGTTATTAGTTACACCGACGCTGGGATGAGAACCCTTCTTGGCGCAGAGATCGCAAGAGAGTTCTATAGCGCACCTCAGCGTTACATCTTGGGTGCTGACGAGTCCGCTTTTTACGACAACGATGGCAATCCGCTAAACCCTTGGAGCGTGTATCAGGGCAGAATACTTGCTTTGCCATACAACGAAACCGAACAGCAAATGCCACAAGTTGGGCAGTTCCAAGCTAACTCAACCGCCCCGTATTTTGAGCAGATTAGATCCCTAGCGCAAATGCTTGCTGCGGAAGCTGCGATCCCACCTAGCTACTTAGGCTTTCAGACAGACAACCCTGCAAGCGCCGACGCAATCCGACAAATGGAATCAAGATTAGTCAAGAGGGCAGAGCGTAGGCAGACACAGTTCGGTAGAGCTTGGGTTGAAGCTATGAAAATTGCACTACTAATCAGAGATGGTGAGCTGCCACTTTCGGCTAACGAGATCCGACCACTATGGAGAGATGCCTCAACGCCAACTAAGGCAGCAGCAGCAGATGAGGCGGTCAAGCTAATTGCATCGGGAGTGTTGTTAGCAGATAGCGAAGTTACCTACAATAGAATCGGGCTAAGCGATAGTGACAAGCAGGTGCTTAGAAGTGAGAAAGCGCTGCAACGAGGCACTAACCTTATCGGTCAGCTAACGCGGCTAAGTTCAGAAGTAGCGCAGGAAGAATCTCAGAATCCTGAGCTTACTGAGTAATGACTTTCGAGAACTATCTAGAGCACAAGCAAAGACTTTTAGTTCTGACTAGATCCCTAAAGGATTACTCGAACAGATTAGTTGATGTCTTGCCAAAGGATTCTGTGGATAATTTTGCTGGAGCGCTAAGGGATACATTACCAGTCCTAATTACAGAGTTCGGTGCTGCCGCTGGAGCTATAGGCATAACTTATTACAGCGACATTAGGGCAGCGTCAAGAGTAGCTGGGAGTTTCGTGCCACAGATGGCACCGATTGAAGCTTCTAAGAATACAAATACAGCGGTTAGCTTTCTGGCAAAAACGTTCGTAGAGAGTAATGGGAATAACGGGTTACTCAGGACTAACTTAGGTGACGAGTTACAGCGATCAGTTATCGGCGTAGAGCGCAGGACTATGGTGGACAACTCAGTAAGAGATAGTGGGGTAACGCTTTACCAGAGAGTTGCGGCAGCAGATGCTTGTGAGTTTTGTTCTATGGTTGCCTTCGATCCCAAGCTAACCAAAGAGTTTCCAAAGAGCTATCACCGCAACTGCTTTTGCACAGTAGAACCTGTGTTTCGTGGAGCTAAGCCAATCAAGCCAGATTACTATCAAGGATTTGGGGATCAATACAGAGAAGCTACAAGCAGACTTGGACCGAACGATAGATCCACCCAAAACATCTTGGCAGAAGTGCGCCTTATTAGAGGCTCAGAAGATGCCGCAGCAGATGCCAGAAGATTGGCTAATGCATAAAAACTCTGGCAAATAGCCAGATAGCCGCATGGCGAACTATCCGCATGGAGAATAATGAGTGAAGAACAGACCGACCCAGAAACTACCGACGAGATCGCAGAGATCTTTGACGAAGATACAACTTCCACCGAAACCGACTGGAAGCGTGAATCACGAAAGTGGGAATCACGCGCTAAGGCTGCACAGTCTGACAAAGAAGCCGCTGATAAGTGGCGAGAACATGAAACGAATCAGAAACCCCTTGATGAGCGCAGAGCTGAAGAACTAATTCTGGCTAAACAAGATGCTGATGCTGCAAAGTTACAGCTGACTCGTTACGAAATTGCTTCAGAAAAAGGAGTTCCAAAGAACGCGATCAAGCTGCTATCGGGCACAACCCGTGAAGAACTTGAGCTAGCGGCAGACGAACTTCTAGAGCTGATAGCAGAAACCGCTAAATCCAAAACACCGAAACCCGTAGCTGATCAAGGTAAAAGCACCAATTCGGGTGTGACTACAGGAGATCAGTTCGCTAACGCAATCGGTAATTACCTATAAATAAAGGAGCAACATGGTTGATATAAATCGTGGATCATCTGGAATTTCACTTCCAGCAGCAGTATCAAATGAAATCTTGGGCAAGGTTCTTGAGACTTCAGTTATTCAGAGTGCAGCTAGGCGACTAACCCTTCCGGGCAACGGCGCAGCTGTAAACATTGTAACGGGAGAACCAACCGCAGCATGGGTCGGCGAGACAGCGCTAAAGCCTGTTTCAAACGGATCTGCTGCAACTAAGATTCTACGCCCATACAAGCTAGCAGTTATCGAGACTTTCTCAAATGAGTTCCGTCGCGATCTTCCTGCGCTTTATGCGGCACTAGCACAGCGACTACCAGCCGCGCTAGCCAAAAAGTTCGACGAGACTGTGTTTCACGGCACCGCTCCAGGTTCGGACTTTGACACACTCCAGGACAGCACCCCACACGTTCTAAGCTACGCAGGAATGGTCGATGCTTTGAGTGCAGTTGGTGCATCTGGCTACGACCTCAACGGAGTTATTATTTCTCCACAGGGCGAAGCTACTTTGCTAAACCTACTTGACCTACAGGATCGCCCGTTGTTTATCAACAACCTTCAAACCGAAGGCGGAATTGGTTCTGTATTGGGTCGACCTGTATTCAAGTCTAAAGCTGCTTACAAAGATGCAACGCCAGATGTTCTTGGCTACGCAGGAGACTGGACACAGGCAGTCTGGGGTCAGGTCGAAGATGTTGTTATCAAGATCAGCGATCAAGCAACCCTTACTTCTGGTGAAACTACGATCAACCTATTCCAGCAGAACATGTTTGCTGTCTTGGCTGAGATCGAAGTTGGATTCAGAATTACAGACGGCGCTGCATTCAAGGAACTAGTAGCAGCAGCTTAAGTAACCACTAGCTTGAGGGGGCTAAGTTTCAAAACGGAAACCCGTGTTTGGCTTAGTCCCCTTGACTAACTAAGGAGTGTAATGAGCAACTGGGCAACACCAGCAAATGTTATAGCTCGATGGGTGGGAGATAATCCACCAGAAGATACTGATCAAATACAGCTTTTGATTGATGATGCCGAAGCTGTAATCCTTAGTGAGTATCCAAGCATTCAAGCAAGGATAGATAGCAACAAGCTAAGTGAGAGCGTAGTTACCCTAGTAGTAACTCGAATGGTTATTAGGCTACTCAGAAACCCTGAGAACCTAACCTATTGGCAGCAGCAAACTGGACCGTTCGGGCAAGCCAGAAACTTCTCTGAAACGAAAGACATCTGGCTAACCGCAGACGAGTCAAACATGCTAGCGCCTAATCGCAAAGGCAACGCCTATGAAGTCAATGTTGGAGTAAACGCGATAAGCCCTTCGGCGAACGACATGATCTGGATTGATAGTGTTCTTTAGAGGCAACGAACCGATAATAATCAAGCGTCAGCAAATTACTGGCACAGACGATTACGGCAACGAGACTTACTCACAGTCAGAGATCTTAGTTCGAGATTGTCTAATCGCATTCGGGCAGACAGATGAACCCGTAGATGCCGATAGGAAGCCCATAGATGCCTCTCTGACGCTCTATCTACCAAGCGGCACAGAAATACTTGAGGATGATGTTTTCGAAGTCAGAGAAAAGGATTTTGTGAAAGACGGTGATCCGCTTACTTGGAGATCTCCATTCGAAAGTTGGAGCTTGGGAGTAGTTGTAAGAGTCAGGAGACGGATTGGCTAAGCAAGCAAAAATAGAGTTTGACTGGGCAGTAATCTACGAGATACTAAAGAGTCCTGAAAGCGAAGCCATTATTAAGGCGGCAGCAGAAGAACTTAGAAGTGCGGCTGGATCGCAGTATGAGGTCATAACCGAAAATCAATCTCGATCTACTAAGGCGGTTATCGCCGTAGGTAGAACTGATGCCAGAGGAATGTTCATAGAAGCAACCCAAGGCACTTTAGCTAGGGCGCTTTCAAGAATGGAGCAACCTTGGAGTCGGTAATCTTTCCAGATGTTGAAAAAGTTCTAGTTGCTGCAATAGCAGCAGAGCTCAGTAGTAGATCCGAACCCGTAGCTGCGAATGTGCACGTCAGCACGATAAAGCCTTCGCCCCAAAAAACCCCATACCCTTCCAAGATAATTACCTTGAGGAGTGACGGTGGAACTCACCTAGATCATGTGCGGCGAATGGAGCGGTTGGGTCTCAGCATCTTTGCTAACACCTATGCCGAAGCTAGTGAACTAGCCAGACTTGTTGAAGCGGTGGTTAGAACACTAACGGGCAACGAGATCAAACTAATAAACGTGGTTTCATCCCCTATTCGGATTGATGAAAAAAGCGACCAAGAACACAGATACATGACACTCGAAATAATCACTAAAGGCAGCGACCTTAACTAAGGAGAAAAAATGGCACTCACAGCCAACAATGTAGTAGTAGGAATTACTGGCGCAGTTTACGCTGGCGCTACTGATGCAACAGCACCAACGTCAACAAGCTCCACACTAACTGGCTTTGACAATTTGGGATACGTCAGCACCGACGGAGTTAGTTTCACGATTGACAAGTCAACTAACCAGATCAGAGCGTGGCAGAACGCAGACCTAGTTCGCGAAGTAGTAACCGAAGGAACTGTTACCTATGCGTTCATGCTGATGGAAAGCAACCTAGAAGTTATCGAGGCTTACTTCGGTGGCACTATGACTTCTGGAAAGATCCAAGTCAACGCAACCGCAACGGGTGGCAAGAAGGCATTCGTAATCGATGTTGTTGATGGCGATAAAGCAATTCGACACTATGTGCCATCGGGCGAGATCCTAAGCGTTGATGCTCAGACCATCGTAAACGGTGACGCACTTATGTATGGAATTACGATCACCGCTTACTCAGTAGCAGGGCGTAGCGCTGACGTGTTCTACTCAGAGTTCGAAGACTAAACCAAACAAATGTGCTGGGGGGTGGGTAGCGGTCACCTGCCCCCTAGCCTTCACCATAGACCGCTTGAGCTAAGGGAATAATGACCGTAGATAAATTTACTTTCGAAGTAGCAAACAAGAAGTATCACATACCGCTTTTCAAAGACATCCCTATGGGAGCTATTCGTAAGTCTAGAAAATTGAAAGAAGAAGCGGATCAAGTATTCGTTATTATCGAACAGGTAATGGGCGAAGATAGCAAAGAGCTAGCCGCTGTAGACAGCATGAACTCTGAAGCCTTTGCTGAGTTCATTACTAGTTGGACACAAGGAGCGCCGACGGGGGAATCTTCAAGCTCCTTGATCTAATCGAGGAGCACCCTTCGGCAATAGCCTACGATTTTAGATCTAGGTTCAATGTTAGCTACTTAGAAATTGGCAGAAGTGTAACTCTACTTGAAGCCATACACCTAGTCGCTATCCTTTTGCAAGAGCCATCAAGTTGGCTACAAGCAGCGGTTCGTAATTGGCAATACCCAGTTAGTTACGAATGGACTGTGGCTGCGAACACCTATGATCTTCTAGCTCAAGTCAATTCTGGCAAAAAGAAACCTAAGCCATACCCAACACCTTGGGCTAAGAAAGAACAAAAGATTAGACCTAAGCAAAGGCAAAGCCGCGCGATGGTTATCAAAAGATTGCAACAAATGAACCCGAAGGATACTAATGGCGAGAAGTAGAATAGCCGAAGCGTATGTTCAGATTGTTCCCCAGATCAACGGATTCGGTAGCAAGCTATCAACGGGGCTAAACCAACAGCTAGGTTCAGCAGGAGCAGGCGGTGGCGCTGCTATGGCTAAATCAACTGGTCAAGGCTTTCTTGGAAAGATCAAGGGATCGCTAGGACCAGCGCTTGCAATAATTGGAACAACCTTTGCTGCCGTAAAAATTGGTAAATTTCTATCTGGCGCAATCGAAGAAGCAACAACACTAAGAACTGCGCTTGCTGAAGTAGTAACCCTAACTGGTAACATTGGTGCTGCTGCTGATAAGGACTTTGCTGGGTTTGCTTCAGTTGTAAAGAACACCTCAAAAGAGTTTGGGATCGCACAGGGGATTCTTACTGACGGCCTGTATAACGCAATCTCAGCAGGCGTGCCAAAAGATAGCGCTCAAGAGTTTCTAGCGGTTGCTTCACAAGCTGCTATCGCTGGTGTTACTGATGTAAACACTTCGGTTGACGGACTTACCACAATTATGAACGCGTTTGGTTTGAGTTCTGGTGACGCTAAGCGAATTGCTGATTCTATGTTTACCGCCGTAAAAGGTGGAAAGACAACCTTCGCACAGCTATCTAGCTCAATGTCGAATGTTGCACCTGCGGCAGCAGCGGCAGGTGTTAGCTTTGAAGAGATCAACGCAGCTATCGCCACACTTACAGTAGGTGGAACAGATACTTCGGTAGCTACTAACCAACTAAAGGCAGCGCTAACAGGACTGCAGCGACCATCTGAGGAAATGGATGCTATCTTCCAAGCGCTTGGCTACGATAGCGCGCAATTTGCTATCGAATCGGAAGGACTTGGCTTTGCTCTAGGTGCCGTTAGTGACTACGCTGGCGGCAATAACGGAAAGATGATTGAGCTACTTGGCTCAGTTGAAGCCGTATCGGCTGTGCAGGTGCTAGCTGGCACAGGTGCAGAGAAGTTTGCTGCTGAGCTTGATGCGCAGACAACTGCTGCTGGATCTACGGCAGATGCTTTCGACACAATCGACGCAACCCGAAGCGCAGAAGTAAACAAGATTGCTATAGAGAACTTAGGGCTAGCTATTGGAACAGCTTTGCTCCCAGTAGCAGAAGCGTTTCAAATCTTTATGGG